CACTCGTATTCGAAGCATCGTTATACGCATGCGCATTCGACACACCGCCATTCGCGTTCGCATTGTCGCACCCGCGATAGACCACACGGACCGTAGCGGTGCTTATCCAGTACATGTCGGTATAGTAAGTAGAAGATGATCCGTTCAGATTACCTACCGGAATCATGTCCATATACTTGCCGTGCGCCACGCCTGTAATCCACTGACCGCTGTCCTTCTTGCCCTGTACCATACGGATACTGCCGTCAGGCATCCAGATGCGCCATTTGCCCACGTTACCGCTGTCGTTCGGCAGATCCACGCCGTCCATCATGTCATACTTGTTGCCGTAGATGTCCTCATAGCCCAGGCAGCAGATATTGTTCACCTGCACCACAGTCGCCTGTCCGTATTCGTCCCGACTCTTATACCAGGCATACTGGTGCACCAGGCCGTCAATCAGCGAATTCGTGATTTTGTTGTTAATGACATACGCTTCATCGTAGCCGATGGTGTCTGTCATCCCGTGTTCGGCCGTTCCGCCTGTTGTGCGGTTATTGTTATGCTGACCGGCACCGCATTGTTCCTGCATATCCCTGCGCCCGTACTTTGCATAGCTCAGGTTCGCGATGCGGCTGTGCATCAGCGCATCTATCTGCTGCATACCCCGCTGCTGGCTGTAGTAGTGGAAGTCCGTCCAGGTCATACTTGCCGTGGTCGAAGCTCCGGTGATGCAGGCACGCAGTTTACTGCCCACCACCGAACTGCCCACAACGGCACACAGATGCTCCTCATTGGCCACCCAATCCGGTTCCATGTCCTCTATCTTGTCGCTGTGGCTCAGTACCACGCAGTCAAACTCTGCCGTGTTCAGAATGGAGAAATGCAGGGCTGTAGCACGTTCCGGAACGTCTGCTATCAGATACATGCCGGCTTCAAATTTCAAGCCGATGGTCGGCACCACAATACTCTTCAGGATGTTTCCCTCCGCATCAGCAAACACACTGCCGATAAGCCCTGTTCCTGGAACGCTCGGGAAGCGGACACGTCTGTAACCCGACACGTCCACTTTGCACACGGAATAAGCCTTGTCCGTCGTATAGGATTCCATCAGCGTGGGCTTGCCGCTCATGATCTTGCGTTCACCCAGCCAGCCGCCCTGTGTCTCCTTGATGGCATCCAGTGTCAGTACCGTCGCCTCAGGCACCGGGGGCATTTCGTCCTCCGGATAACTGCTGTAGCAGGCGTACTTCTTGTTGTTCAAATAATCGTTGATGCCTTTGCTCCAGTAAAACGGCTCATACATCATCCAGTCTCCCTCGCTGCCGTCCAGCTTCGCCACCGTACAGTCGTTCATATCCTCCGCATCGGCATAGAAGTTCGAGCTTTCGTCATGCAGGGGGAAATAGGTCATCTCCCCGTCCGGGTTGTTCACTTCCACCTGCTGCCCGGCTATCTCCACCTTCCGGCTCGTGGGCATCTTCGTCACCTTGGCCAATACGCGGTGGCGCTTGGACAGGATGGCATTCACATGCCCGCTCATTTTGTACGTATTGCCGAATTTGTACCCCGTCTTGTTGTCCAGGTTCGAAACATTGGCATCGTCGGCCACGCTGTCGTCAAACTCGATCATCGTATAGGGCGGCTGCTTGATGGTCAGTTCCGGATAACGGGCGGCATACTTCTCCAGTTCCTCATCGGCCAGATACTTCGTCAGGGTCAGCTTGCCCCTCAGTCCCGAATGCCGGTCATCCACGGCACCCGTCTGTGTATACGTTCCGTAGTCGTAATACTTCTTCAGCAGGGTTCCGTCGTCTTCCCGGTCTATCTCCAGCACGAAGCGCTCCAGCTTGCCGCTGCCGTTCAGTCTGGCCTGGTGCAGGCGTTCCAGCATAGCGAACCCGTCGATGCCGGGGCAGTTGGTGTAGCGGTAGCCCCGCACATTATTGATCCCTTCCAGTATCAGGCCACTATCGGACAGCTTGGTCAGATATTCCAGGAACAGTTCCTCAATCGTGTCCGGCAGGCATAACTGCACAACGGGCGCACCGGTGGCCAGTTTCACACGGGTCAGCCCCGTACCCCTCACGTCCAGTTTCTTCAGGCGGCCCTGCCAGCTCAAGTCCAAAGTGGCCACATTCCCGTTGTCCCCGTTCCGGGCCAGCCGGTTGTTCCGCATGTTCACTTCTTCCAGAAGCAGCATACCATTGGTCGAAGCCATGAACGAGCCGTTCCGGTAACCGCTGGCTTTCTCCACGCTCATGTCGAGTTTTACCAGTGAGGTCAGCAGACCGAAGTTGAAGCCGATTGCGAACGCATCCTCGTGCCATACCAGCTCCTTGATTTTGGCTGCACCGATAATCTTCAGCGGGTCGTTCTCACCGAAGGCACGGGTCAGCTGCAGGGAATGGAGCACGTCCGCATCCACCACGCCGCTGTCGGCCTGCACGCCGTTGCTGGTGGAGAGCTGCACACGGTACGGGATGGTCAGCCGGTACTGCATCGGTTTCAGTTTATAAGCCTTGTCCAGCGATGCCGTACTCTGGTAGAACTGGGCACCCAGCGTGGATACATAGCCGTACTCCACCTGCTTCAGGTCATACCGGCGTTGGATGAAGTAGTTCCGGTGTGCTTTCAACGAACCCTTCAGACCGTAGATTTGCGGATAGGTCTGTTTGGCACCGTCAGCACCCACCGGCATTTCGTTCAGGAACGGGTAGATGTATTTGAAGATGCCGGACTTGTTATAGAGGCGTGAGCACCACTTCTTCATCTGTTCGGTATCGAAATGGTCAATGGCTTTCTGGATACTGAAGGCACTCATGAAGCTTGCGCCCCCGTTCCATCCGCTCACCATAATCTCCACAATCATGTCCCAGCAATTGGCCACGATGAGGTTCCACAGCCACGAGTTATGACCCTGCATCACATAAGCCCCGTCGCGCTTCGTCTGGCGGTTGTCGTCATACTTCCCGGTCAGGAACGACTTGTTGTCAGAACCGAGCTGGCAGTCGCCGTCATAATAGTCAATCGACCATTTCACACCGTCCCATGTGCGGATAAGCATGTTCTTCGCAAGCTGGTCCACGCCGAGGTTGAACTGCACGTACAGATAGTAGGCAATCAGGTGGGGAAGGTCGAAATACTTCCCGGCCTCTTTCCTGAACGTATCGCTCTGCCACTTGGCGGTAGGGAACTTGTCGCCGTCGTCCTCATAGTCCACCCCCTCGAACGAATGGGATTCCGTGCTGTAAACCATGTTCCTGCCCGCAGGCGTTTCCTTTACGCACCGGTAGACGAAACTCATCATGCGGTCGGTGGCCTTGTACATCTTGTCGTACTTGTCACCGGTACCGAGGTGGTCTTTCAGGTTCGGTTCTTCCTCCGCGTCACCGCCTCCGTCCGACCAGAAGGTATCTTTCGGATGATTAAATTCCAGTCCTCCGTCAAAGTTGTAGTCCATGAAATCCTTATGCTCCGGTTCGGTACTCGGCAACCAGTGGAACAGGCACAGCGGATTGGAGTTGTTCAGCGTCTCGAAGCAGACGGGCAGGTACTGCTTGTGTCCTTCCTCGTCGGCTTCCAGGTAGTTCAGCGTGTCGCCCTCGCCCCATTTCTCGCCGCCGATGGTCTCATCCTGCCCGAAGATGGGGTAGCTGTCGCTCTTCTCGTTGTTCATGTTGTACTGGCCGTAATAGGTCAGGTCTTCGTCGGCACTCTTCGCTACGAACAGGTCGCACGGCAGGCCGTCGATGGCCGAACGGTAATCATCCTCCAGCCCATGGTCTTTGGCGTAACGCTGGGCAGGCGTAAGCAGCCCCATCTCTTTCAGTCCGTCATTGATAAGCTTCGCACCTCCGGTATTGGTGGTCATGGACGAGTCCGAGAAGTCGCATTTGGAACATGCCAGCTTCGCGCCTACCGAGTTCCTGCGTAACTTGAAGAGATTTTTTTTGCCGGTAGTTACCACCGGATTCTTCTGCCTGCCGTTTCCGTCAATCTCCCCGTAGCTCAATGTAACCGTCCAGCCGCTTGCCGTCTTCTGGAAGTAGAAACGGAAGTTCTTTCTGGCATAGTTCACGGAAGAAGTACCCTGAATACGGACATATACGTTGGTAAGGATAAAGTCAAGCGTCCTGTCCTCTCCGTTATAGAAACGGACCTCCCTTACCAGTTTATTGGCCTTCTTGTCGTTCAGCTGGGCCAGTGCATCCACCACGTTCAGCGTGTCGCTCTCGCTCGGAACCTCACTGCCCACGCTGCCCGTGCCTATCAGTACCAGGATCGAGTTCCGGCGCTTCTTCATCAGCCCCATCAGCTTCTCCATGCTCACCGTATCTCCTTCATTCAGCACGCGGTTGTCCTCATCCAGTGAGCGCACGCCCGGTTCCCCGTCGGCATCCTCCAGGTGGTTGCGGTCCACGATGTAGTTGTTCAGCACCTCGTCCGAGGTCAGCGCCTTGTTATAGATACGCACGCTCTTCACGTTCAAGTCGGCACCTGCCGACTTAAATTCCAACTGGCTCTGAATGTCAAAATTCACCTTGTCGAGCCACTTGGAAGCAGCCGACTCTTCACCGTTCACATAGAAACCGATCAGCGTGCGCTGTTCGTTGGTCTGCACGTTCGGATAGAACACGTAGGTAATGCGGATATTCGTACCCGGCTGGAACTTGGTACCCACCGAGTCTTCATAGCGCAGCACCTGTCCGGCATCCATCGCCTCGGTCACCACACCGGTCAGGAACTTGGCCTCTTCCGGAGTCACAATCAGCCCGTACCGGTTGCCGTTGTCCAGCTGCCCCAGGCAGGTGATCAGCTCGGCATCCGTATCCGTCACGTTGGCCGTGCTGTATTCTATCTCCAGCGTCATGCCCACGTCACGGATGGCAAATCCCTCGGGCTTGTCCGCCTCGTTGAAGGGGCGGTAACCGCCGTCAGCGGTCAGGGTCATACCTGCACCACCGGCCAGCAGCAGGCGGTCCTTGTGCCAGCCGCTACCGGCACCATATTCGTTCACGCTCCACAGCACGTCCCGGAACTCCATACGCTTGTCACCGCTCACCCAGCTTGCCGGGTTGTTTTCCGTGTTGCTTCGCCCGAAGGCGTCAAACGTACACACGGCATCCGGTGCCAGCGTGGCTTCAATGTCCGGGTGCGATGTGGTGTTCACCTGCACCTCAAGCACGGCATCGCCGCATGACACACGGTAGTCCAACGGTTCCACGTTCACGTTCGTCCGTCCGTAGCTGCCGGTCTCACCGCGTTGCAGCAGGTCTTCCTTCACCACGCTGCCCCGGTCGGTCACTTTCACACGGGCCGTATACGCATCGCGGTCATAGCCGGCATACGTGAAGTTCCATGCCGTGAACTGCTCTGCCTCCAGCACCGGGTGTTTCCAGTCACGCTGGAACCCCGCTGCCCGGTGGCTGAACATCAGGCCGGCATACGCTGTCACACCTCCGCCTGCCTTCAGCAGCGTAATGTAATGCACCCGGCTCACCACACCGGAGTTCTCATGCTGCGCGTAGGCTTCCACCACGTTCGTACCCTCCTGCATCTGTGTCAGGGGGATGGTCACGTTCTTCTGCTGCACACCGCTGCCGGCCGAAAGACCGAGGGTAAAGGCCTGTCCGCCGTTCACGCGGTAGTAGATGTTCTTCTCACCGCTCGTGCCCTTGGCAGTAAAGGGGATGTTCACGTCATTTTTATATCCCCCGTCGGCCAGCCCGTTGCCCGCCGAGTAGGTGGTCTCCAGCTCCATGGCCACCATGGTCACCTTGGCCGTGGCCGTCTTCATCAGCGTGCCGTCCTGGTAAGTTGCCTGCGCTTCCACCTGTACGGTATAGGCAGTGGCATCCTTCAGGTAGGGCGAAGCGTCAAAGGTATAGCTCTGTCCGGCTGTAACGCCCACAAACTCCGCATCCCGGAACTCACTGATGACGGTCGAACCGCGTTTCACGATCACGCGGGCTTTCAGGTCGCTGTAGCCGTCCACCGTACCGCCACCGGCAGTGCCCACACCTACGGAGTATTTCACCACAAAGCCGCTGCCCAGTGCCAGATACTGCGAGGTGGGAAGTCCCGCACCGCCGCTGTCCGTCAGGTCGATGTTCACCACCACCTTGTCATCGTCCGTGTACTTGGAAAAGCGCACTTCCTTCGAGCTCTCGCCGCCCTGGTTGTCCTTCTGCTTGACGGTCATCACGTACTGGGTGCCGTCCTCGCTGTCCTGCACATCCACGTCCGTCACCGTACCCACCATCGCATCGAACACCGTTCCGGATGTAGGAGGTTTCGTCTCGCCGCTCACCAGTTCCTCGGTAGGGGTACGGTTTGACAGTTCCTTCTTCAGGAACGCTTCGATGTCATCGCCTGCATAGGCATGATAGGTGCCGTCCGGCTGTTTCTGATTCCATGGTGTTTCAAGATTCATCGGATGTTCAGTCGCGTTGATGATTCCGCTTATTTTCCTTTTTGCCATAATACTGTCCTTTTATAATAATCATTCATTTATCAGTTTTACTGCTACCGTTCCATGCGTCCGATCCGTTCCACGGCTCGTCGCCTTTCCAGTATCCAAGTCCGAAACAGCTGCTTATCGCAGACCACACCAGTCTTGCCCCGGCATAGACTGCCGACAGGGCACGTTTCCCCACATACGCAGCCGTTATTTCCTTACCGCCTATGGTTATCATCGTCAATCCTCCTCATAAATCAGATACAGCGTATTCGCATCCTTGTCCTGCAGCGCCTCGTAAGCTTCCCCGCTCATCACCTCATGCCGGTAGGCCAGCAGTCTCAGGCTGCCGCCTGTTCCGGTATATACGGCATCACCCAGCAGGTAGAGCTTGTCCGGCAGGATGGCTGTCCGGTCCGCATTCATGAATATGCCGGCAGGAGGCACACCCGCCACATCCCAGTCCCCGTACAGGGTGGAGTCCATGTGGTAGGCGAACTTCCCGGCATCCGCTACATACACTACGCTGCCGCCCGGTTTGGTACTCTTGTCAGGTAAAACGTTGCCTGTTTCCATCCATGAGGAAAAGCGTGCGGTAGCCCCGCCGATGGCTGCTGCCGTAGTCTGTTCCACCTTGGCAGCGGCGTTTTCTGCCTTGGCTGCCGCTTCGTTGGCCTTGGTGGCCGCTTCCGTGGCGGCCTGGGTCTTTTCCTCCAGTCCGGCTACGGCTCCTTCCGCTTTCTTGGCGGCAGCCTCGGCCCGGGCGGCCGCACCGCTCGCCGGCCTCCCCACCCGTT